CTTTATACAGTATACGAGGATGTTATGTATTTGTCACACACCACAAGATTATTATAAACAGCGATTAGCTAAGACACGCGAAAATGTACTCAATCACATTTACAAAAATACGCCTACATCGACACCATCAAGAATACCGGATAATACGAGACTTCGTCTACGCTTTAAAGAAGCGGTACAAGAAGCTCATGAGATATGTGATAAAGATAAAACATCCATTGCGTGTTATATCGCATGGGATGAGGTGGATGAATTAGAAGATTCTATGCTACGTCTATACCCTGATATAAGGTGATTTCCGGGGGTTCTTCTTCGTACGTATAGTACATAATCGATACCCCATACAAATTCATTAGATCTTTGTTAACATTTTCATTTATTTGTCGTTTCCAATTTTTCATAGTCGTTTGAAAATACTCGAGACCGTCATCAGAGAATACGCATATACGCATGAAAGGTGTAGAACGAAGATTTCTCATGTACATGTTAATGGATGCAGGTAAAGGTAGTGCAAAATCATATGTGGATTGTAGGATGTCAATGACATAATATCCATGCGAGTCGCATATGATATTAACCTGCATTTCCGGAAACCCTTTTATGTATGCTTCAAAATCAGCATTGCTAGGAAGTGTAGCGAAAATAGGTGTACCCTGATAAGTAACATCTTCACTATACCCTATTCCGGGGTGTGTATGATATGAAATTTCAGAGTACCAGACTTTTGTAATGTCATCAATGTCAACGCAATTCCGTTTCTTAGAAGTCACTATACTTGGTTTACTGAATACACCATTACCCATGTATTTCACATTTCCAGCATACTCCCACTGTTTAACAGAAGATAATTTACTAACTTCTTTTAAATCCTGGACAACTCGCCGAGATAATTTCACATGCGTCTTTTTTATAGCCATAGATGGCGTCAGGATATTAACCTTCATACACTACCTTTGGTACAATATACAACTATTTTAAGTATTATCGTTTTTTCCTCGTTTTTTTCTTTGTCGTCACACCCATCGTCATCGTAAGTTTAGGTGGCGTTTTTGTGTTCTTTTTAGTGACACGTTTACCTGTTACATTTGAAAACAGTGTAGGGTTATTTAAGAACGCGACACGACCGGCTATATTCACATTTTGATCACGGAATTTTTGTATATTCGCAGTTTCGTTTAACAGTGCCGGAATTGCTTGTGCGAAATCTAAGTGAAATGTTGTACATACGCCACGGGTATTATTAGCCTGTAAATTAGGGCCGGTATAATATCTCGTAATGGTGTTATCGAATACACTCCCGAACATCTTTTTCATATTTGGTAATATACGGTTTCGTAATATACTACCGAACCCATTCCTGTTCATCGCATTACGTCCATGTGGATCAAACACCCATATACGTGGTTCTGGATTACCAGTATCCATTAGAACATTAATCGCATGACCCATAGTCGGGTTGTTCCGTTTAGTGATACTGATTAAAAAATAATGAATACTTCCCGGTGGCGCATTAAGAGTGGGTACCGTTGTCCCGTTATTCTTGAATTGTATTTTAGGCTTCATATTTAACAACTGTTCGGATGTATTCACAACAATACCTTTATTCATACTATCGTCATATTCTAAATACCTTACACGTATCCTCTTATCCTTATAACGTACGCCGTCTAGACGCGATCTCAATTCGTCGATATACCTGATATACCCCGGTCTTGTGCAAGACATACCCAAATTTCGTGGTAATTGGGGTATTGATCTTACAACCTTTGAAGTTTTTACAACTTTCATTGGTCCTGGGCTAAAGTTGATATTCGTCGACCTATTGGGTTTGTTGCGTTTTCGCGTCCCCTGTGACATCTTATTGTAAATATAGAAATTATCTCGTTTTGGTAATTTTCAATTGAGTAGAACGCCCCTTCACGTTCTTAGGGTCGATCTTGTTTCCATTTCGTTTAGGATTGAATGACTTTTTATGTTCAGCCCAATATTCTGGAGCACCTACTTTGAAATTTTTATGTAATTTCGCTTTGTACCAGAAAACACAGTCCTCTATTCTATTTGATTTGGAGGTGTTATCTAGCACTAAGCATTCGTAGTTTTCGGTACACGAATCCATCACTTTGTTAAACATATCAAACGTAGGAAAGATTCCAAAAAACGATTTGTACAATTTTTCACGATTTTGGATGATGTTTTCCCTGAGAATAAAAACATAATCAACGTTTGCGCGAAGTGCTGGTGGAAGGTCCATACAATACTGCATTGTCAACATGAAGAAGATTTTCCAGTGACGACCGTTCATGAAACATTGACGGATGCACGTATCGCGCATGAATTTATTATCATACATACAATCATCCAAAAGTAAAAACGCACCACAATTTGTTTTACCGGCACCCACGAGCCTTCTCTGACGATCCATCACGCGTTCTATAGCTTCCCTGTCGTAATCACCGTATATGAACAGGTCTGGAATATACTGCTGATAATAATGATTACCTTCCTCAGTCGCTGACAGTACGATCCCTGCTGGTAAATGTTTTTTATGCCACAGGATGTCTGTCACGAGTGTGGACTTACCTGTATTACGTTTACCGATAAACACGAGGACTTTGTCATCAGCCATTGTCGCGGGATTAAATTTTCTTAACCGCAAATCCATCTATAATACCGCCCCGTTTTATTTCATAAAATTTTACTCACGTGTAATAAGAATGGCAGGTCGCGTGCAACTTGCTGTCACGGGTATCCAGGATCAGTGGCTTACTGGAGAACCACAGTTCTCGTATTTTGTGACGCTGTTCAAGAGACATACACGCTTCTCTACGGAATCGGTGGAAATGCCATTCACTGGCGATATTTCGTTTGGGAGTTCTGTAGAATGTCGTATACCTACTAACATCGGTGATCTCATACGGGGAATGATTCTAAAAGTTAAACTTGGGAACCTCACCCCTGAAGCGGGGAGTATCCCGTATTACAATATACCAGTGGGTAAGAGTATCATAAAGTATGCTGACCTGGTGATAGGTGGACAAATCATCGAGAGACTTACTGGAGACTATATTTATATGTATGATCAGTTACATAGTAATAAGGATGACGCGGGTTCAGGTGGGTCACTCTATTTTATGAATGGTCATAATGAGACGTTGACAGTCTCTGATAGTTATAATACATTCTATGTCAACCTTCCATTCTATTTCCATAGGAACCCGAGTTTAGCGGTTCCTGTATGCGCACTCACTAAACAACTCGTAGAAGTTCGTATAACATTCAGGGATGTAGATGATGACGTATCATTTAAATACACGATACCATCTAATGGACTTGTAACGAGAGAGAAAACAACCGAAGGTTCTATTAAGAGTGCCTCGCTCATAACTGATTTCTATTTCATCACAGAAGATGAAAAAAACTTCTTACTCACGCGTCCGATGGAATACGTAATTACCCAATTACAAAAATCGACCATACAATTCAAACAAGGAGAACTCAAAAAATCTGTGCTGCTGAAATTCACAAATCCAGTGAAAGAACTCATGTTTCTCGCGAAGGAAGAGACTGGAAACAATTTCAATGCAGAAGACCGTTTACTCAACACCTCATCAGCAGATCAGTCATTTTCAAGTATTTTGAAAGGAATTGCCACAAGTTCATCTACCAACACGAAACGATCAGATCACAGAACGATTAAGAATATAGACTTTCAATGTAATGGTGCGACCGTGTTCGATCACAGTGGTCAGTATCTCGCGTATCAACAGGCACTTCGGTATCATACCGGATGTCCGGATCCCGCATATGAATTTTACATATATTCGTTCGCACTTAACCCAGAGGTGTATTATCCCACTGGTCAACTGAACATGAGTCGCATTATTCATAAAAAATTGGATATAGAGCTCGACACCTTACCGACCACTACATCGGGAACGACAGTAGCCAATAAAACACGTAATATTAATGTAGATGTGTACGCTCGTAGTTATAATGTATTACACATTGAAAGCGGTTTAGCTGGTTTAAAATTTTAACATCTAATAATAGAAATGGCGGGTCGGGTCCAGCTCGCCACAACGGGTACCCAGGATGTTTTTTTTACAGAAAATCCTGAGTATACGCATTTCATAAAACAATTCAGGAAACATTCAAATTTTGCGATGTACGATGTAAAACAGGTCGTGAGGGGTGAAATCGCATACGGAAGTACAATAAAATGTACGATACCAGCTGGATCGGGTGACTTATTGAAAGGTGTACGAGTGCATGTGGATCTACCAGCTTTAAATGCGTATCAGGGATACAATGAATCTATCGGACATACGATCATCGATCACGTAGATTTAGTTATCGGTGGGCAGCTCATACAACGCATCCCACGTGATTGGTTACAGATATACACAGAGCATTATATAACACAAACAAAACAAGGTTCATTGTCGAAACTTATAGGCAAATATCCCAATGAAGACTCGGGAATTGCGGTCAGTGCAGGACCACCTATTATAAACGATTATTTAGGAAAGGCGACGACTCCCACGAAGTACATTGTCGATATACCGTTCTATTTCCATAACAACACTGAACTGGCTATACCTTTGTGTGCACTCACAAAACAGGAATGTGAAATCGAAATTAAAATGGGTGAGAGTGTAGACTCCCTCCAATATGGTCATTTTGCTTTTACCGAAACGTACGATACTAGATCGGATTTTACGATTACAGTAGCAGCCGTTGATGGTTTCAATAAATATCATATTGACGACGTCGACAGGCCTACACTCACACTGAATCGAGGAAGTACTTATACGTTCACTATAGCTAATAATACGAACACTAATCATCCATTCAAATTTTCTACTTATAAAGATGGTCGCACTAGCCAGGGAATACCACTGCCTGAATACACAACAGGAATTACATCTGTCATCAACAATGGTGATGGGAATGATGTATATACCTTCGTTGTACCAGAGGATGATACGGACATACAGGGACGTAGCAGTCCAAGTGTATTATATTATTATTGTGGACAACATACCGGAATGGGAGGCCAGATTTACTTCGGTAACAGTAACCCGTTAGATAAATCTACTCTTAAAATTGATGATGTATCCATATACACGGAACTTGTGCAATTGGACGAACCTGAACGAATTAAACTTCAGACGGTTAAACACGATTACATTATCACACAATTGCAACGGAACACGTTTCAAATTCCAGTGTCAATTGCAGAAGGACGCGACGAAGAGAACTTTAGACTCAGTTTTACAAACCCTGTTAAGGAACTTTATTTCGTCGTAGGAAGAAAGAATACACCCACTAGATCATTCCACCCATTTGATTACGATCACCCTGATCAAATATACCCACCCCCAGGGGAACCCGATGTACGGTATACGAATTATGAAAATCTTGTAAGCTTGGAAATGACACTTGATAACGAAGTCATCCTCGATAAAATCACGGGGAATGTCGTAAATTTGCGTGCTGTGCAGAGTGGCATTCATCATTCGAGAACACAATTATTCAGAAGGTTTTACTCGTATAGTTTCGCACTCGAACCTGAACGATGGTATCCGACCGGTCAGAAAAATTTCAGCATGATCAAGGACCAGAACATAAGGATGACTTTAAATAATAACACAGTTGACGAAAGAGAACTTAGAGTTTACGCACTCAGTAACAATAT